GCCTGTTTGCGTTATACTGCGCGCCGCTGTCCTCTTAGTTAAATGGATATAACGAGCCCCTCCTAAGGGCTAGTTGCAGGTTCGATTCCTGCAGGGGACACCACATCACCACGAACCCGCCCGCACCGACACGAACAAAACCCCTTCAGAATAGCACTTCACAGCAAAACATATACAACCGACGCGAACCGACATGAATTGACTACGCCGACTTTTTGCGGGCATATTGTGGGCACACCAAAAACTATGCCCGGAATTATGCCCACATGCTGACCGTCAAGCAGATTGATGCTGCACGCCCTAAAGAAAAGTCATATCGCCTGGCGGATTCTGCAGGCCTGTTCCTGTTCATTCCACCGACCGGGAAAAAGGTGTGGCGCCTGCGGTACCGGTTTGACGGGAAGGAGAAGACGCTCGTCATCGGCCCCTATCCGGAGATATCCCTCACTGAAGCGCGCGCCCGGCAGTCTGAAGCAAAGATGAAACTCCTGGCCGGCGTCGACCCTGCCGAGCAAAAGCAGTCAATGAAGAAGAAAGAGAAGGAAGCGGATGCTGATACCTTCGGCGACATCTTCAAAGAGTGGTATGCCCACAAATCTAAGGTCTGGTCGCCTGGCTACGCTGATGAGCTGCACAGGATGTTCACTGACGACATCCTGCCAATCATTGGTCATATGAAGATGGAAGAAGTTGAGCCGATGGTGCTGCTGAAGGTTATCCGCCTGTTCGAAGAGCGTGGCGCCATGGAGAGAGCGGATAAGGCAAGGAGGAGGTGTGGCGAGGTTTTCCGGTATGCAATCGTAACCGGGCGGGCAAAATATAATCCGGCCCCGGACCTTGTGGACGCCCTGCGTGGGTACAGAAAAGAGAACTACCCTTTCCTGCCCATTAACCGCATCCGTGAGTTCCACAAAGCGCTTGAGGGGTATGGTGGCAGCGTGATTGCTAAGATAGCAGCGCAGGTTCTTCATTACACCGCCCTGCGCACTAAAGAGCTGCGCTCGATGGCATGGGCGAACGTCGACTTTGAGACCAGGCTCATCACGATTGATGCCGAAGTAATGAAGGGGCGCCGCATTCACATAGTGCCAATGTCCAGCCAGGTGGTGGAGTTGCTCACCTTCCTGAAGAAAGTCACTGGCCAGTATGCATTGTGCTTCCCCGGACGCACGGACCAGAAGAAGCCAATCAGTGAGAATACTGTGCTCGGCGTGATACGGCGAATCGGATATGAGGGGCAGACCAGTGGACACGGATTCCGGCACCAGTTCAGCACCGTAATGAATGAAATGCACTGGAACAGCGATGCAATCGAGGCGCAGCTGGCGCACGTGAACTCACAGGGAACGCGAGGAATCTATAACCACGCCCAGTACCTCAACAATCGCATAGAGATGATGCAATACTGGGCGGACTGGCTGGATGGTAAAGAGGTTTGACTGTTAGATGATTGGCCGGAGCGGTTCATATACGGACACTACTTCGGCCGTCACTTTCCCCAGCACAATGACGCCTTCCATACCCTCTCCGTCGATCGTCTCACCGTCTGAGGTGATAATCCCTGTACTGAACAATCTTCCCAGTTGCGGGAACTCGCCTATCTGGAATGCGATTTTGTCGCCCGGCGCGGGCTTCAGAGATTTGTCCGCCAGCACGAACCCATCAGGAGTCTCAATCAGGATCATGTTGTTTCGGTGAGGCATCAGTACATCGTTCAGGTCGATGCGGCGCTCGATATAATCGGACGCTGGTGATGGAAATCCCATAGCTACCTCACGTATCCCATGTTGCGTAACGACCAGGTCTTATTCTCGCTTTCCTCGGTAACGAGCTCGAAGAAGAAGTTCTGGTAACGCCGAATCCACCGGTTGCACTCCTGTAGCGTCCACACGTGGTTCAGGTCATCCAGTCGCTTCTGGAATGCCGCAGTGGTTACAACCTGCCTGCCCCGGCCGTCCTTCGTTATCGCTCCAGTGAACGCCGCGTGTATGTCACTCTCTCTCGCCATGATAAATCCTCCTCTGATACATACTGTATGGATAAACAGTAATATTAATCGGTAGATTTGATCAAGCCGGAGCGGCTCACATAATTGTAAAGGGCTTGAGATGAAAGGGTTTTTAGTTGGCGATGCCGGTGGGTAGTGACTAATCTCAAATCACCCACCCCGCAGCCTGCTGAGATGGGCGCGGTACATGTCTGCCCCGTCGCCGGGGCTTTTTTAAGAACCTGATGTGTCTGATTGCTGCGTGTTCATTTGAGCTGCTATATCCTGCTGCCGAAGGTTGTAATCGGAATCAGCTGGCATTTCCAAGCGAACATCAATCCATGTGTCGTTCGGAATATCAATGAGAGTGCCTTTCTCGATGGTCAAATCGCCATCATCGGATAGCGTGTACTTTTGCTTGTAGCAGCGGACCACAATTCCCTCAGGGGTTTCTTCTGCATCTGCAAGCGCAATGATACGTCCCTGCCCATTACCACAATCCATAACAGACCACAGGTCTTTGGCTAAGGCAACAGCTCCTTTAATTAAATACGTCCCTACATCGGTGCGTGATACCGTACATCCTTTAGACTCTTCGTTATAAAGTCCACGCTTCGTTGACCATGTATATTCAGCATTATCTACCCCGAGAATGTCACTGCGGCTTGAAGAGTCCCTGTCATTAACAATGCGAACGATGGGCGAGGCTGGAACTAACGCACCGCTTGAATTGGTTGTAGTATTTTTGGTTGAATACATTTTGTATGAGGAATAGGAACCATTAACGTTTTTAGCATAAATTAGCTCACCTCCTGCTCCAAAGGCTAAGTAATGATGCCATGTACCCTGACCTGCTGCGCCACTGGTGTCAGTCCTGTTGCTTACCTGTAAACAGGTGCCGTATTGTTCCCAACCAAATGCGGTATTATTAAAAGTCCATACGCCCGCCCCCCCTGCATTCGCAGGTGTGGCACCAGCGGCAAATAGATTTCTAAAAAGTTCAGCATCTAAATCTGAACGGTCTATTTTGTCCTGTATAGCAAGAGATTTAAGCCCGGCGTTATTTCTAAATAGACCTGCATTGTAAGTCGTGCTAAATGACATTTCCCCGTCAATAACAGACTTTCCTTTTAATACCGAACCCCCATTAAAATTTGACTGACCATCTACATAAAGCCATTTCTGCAGGTTAATATCGCCACTAAATGTTGCGCCCGATAAATCAGCCTTGCCGCCGAACTGTGTAGCCATGTAACCCCAGCTTGGGCCGGTAAATGCATTCAGATCTGGAAGGTTAACTGTTACCGACTGGTCATTACTAAAAATCTTTTGCCAGTTAGCCTTATCCAGATTGAGGCCGCGTATTGCTCTTGCGACATCCGAGGCTACTTGAGCTGTAATTCCAACCAGCGCCGCATTAGGAACCGCCGTCCATGACAACCCTGAAGTTGTCGGCCCATTGTATGCCGTAGTCAGTGTAACGCCGGTCGCTGAGTTAACTGACTGCACGCCCTGCGTGTATGTCACGCCGCCCACAACAGTGACAATAAAGTCATTGGCTTTTAGCTCTGAAGAGAAGTTAGTACCTGAGCCGGTAACTGCGGTTGAGTTATTAGTTAGTGCAATAGTGCCTGCTGGCATAGCTTTCTCCGGGCAATAAAAAACCCGGCGCGAAGCCGGGTGTTATTTGGAATGGTTTCCAGTTATCTCAATTAAGAAAAATAAAGCCAACCATCTTGTTAATTCACTTAATCACACAAACCGTGCATGATCTAAAATCAGCACATAATCAGAAAAGGATATTTAAATGAAAAAGGTAATGACTATCATTTGTGTTGCAATGTCTCTTACAGCTTGCGTCTCAAGTTCGCCGCCAATTTGCTATAACGAAGCTGTAATTTATAAACAAAAGTACGATATTGCAGTGTTTAAAATTGAGGACGGCAAGTATCTTGCTGGCAAGCCTTTTCATACATGGACAGACAAGTCCCAGTTTACCAACACAGCAGCATGCGATCGTTTAAACCCCTAGCGCCTGCCTGTAGTAAGAGTCATAGGCGTTGCAGAATATGAATCCGGGTGGGCCGCATGAGTAACTCGGCGGCCTTCCCTGTGGAACCTGATAGTTAGAGGATGAATACAGATCTCCTCCACTAGCCTCATACTGACCAGAGCTATTTACACCCCCGCTATAGCAGTTATAGAGCGTGATACCTGTGTTCGGGAATGCTGGGTCAAAAGGCTGGCTGACCACTACCGAAACACCGCTGGTAGATGCCACCGGCTGCCCCGCGTTAGTGATTGAACCAGTCTGCATCTGAAGCGGGAGGCAATTGCTGTGCCATACCATTTGGCCATTGTTGTACATGAAGAACCCGCCTGATGGCACGTTCACCATCATTTTGGCGAAAACATATATTCGGGTAGCTGTCATCTGGTAGCCAAAGTTCGGCCTGAACTGCAACGCCCAGTATCCGTTCTGGTTTACTTCCGTCCACCACACATGATTGAAACCAGATGCCGCCAGACTCCTGTGAAAGGCTATAAGGGGAATGCTGACTGGAACGTTTGTTTGCACTACCTGACTAAAAGCAGGAGTAAGGTCGATAACCTGCACGAGGTTAAAGGGCGTGAATGTCGGTGCAAGCTTGAATATCGGAGGGTTGACCGAATAATCGTTATATACGAATCCGGCATAGCTTAATGTAGTAGTAGGTGTAGCTGTTACGATTAGCTTAGAAACGATATCTACCCCGGCCCATGATACCGTCTGTCCCGATACAGAAACTGTGTAATCAATATTTGTGGCTCCCGCAGAGGTTCTTCCGCCAATTATCGCTGCGCTTATTGAAAACCCCGGCAAGCTATAGCTTTTGCTGCCAGATCCTGACACTGACGCCACGTCAGCAATAAAATTGTATGACATGGCGTTTACAGCATCAAAAGAGGTTCCGTTAATAAAAGCCTGAAATCCTGCCATTACCTCTGAACCCCCATCGAGCACACCAACTGACCGCTTGCGTTGTACCAGGCGGCCCCTCTGTTATCCAGCACAAACTTACCCTGACCTGAGACTGGTCCGTTAAGCTCAAACGAACCATCGGAGCGCATGATCGTCCCTGTCTGACCGGCGACGTAATTTGACGAATACCATGATCCAACCTTGGCAAGCGTAATCGAGGCATAGTTGATAAACGCGTCGTTGATAAATATCTGACCGTTTACCGCAGCAAACGCCATCTGGTAATTCCCCGGGTCGCTACCGGTATAAATACCAAACTGGTCAGCATTGAATGCCAGGGTAGACTTATATGCTCCGCCTGAAGGCTCAATGCCAATAGCCATGCCAGCACCGTAATACTGACCGCCTCGATTAATGCCGACGCGCAAGGTGTACAACGCTTTAGCCACGCCGTTATCAGTAACGGTTGCTGTCAACTTCTCATTCACCGCAGCACTTAACTCACCGTACTGAGCCTGAACCTGTGTCTCAAGTTGAGCCATAGCCATTGATACGTCAGCTACAGTTGTTCGGATAGTGATGATGTCAGCTCTGACCTCGCCAAACTGGCGGAACTGGTGATCAACAGATGCATCGCTGTTTAGCGCGTTTTGCAGCATCCCTTCGATGTTGTTATCAATCTGGCCAGACAGGTTTTCAAACGCATCTGAATTCCTGATGGCTTCATCGATATACTCAAGCATTCCCGGGATATCTGATGACGCCTGACCCGACACCTGAACGAAAGGCGAGACGCCAAATGCGTTTTTGGTCCTGACGTACATATGGTAAGTATGGTCAGCCTTAAGGCCATGCAGCGTCCACTGCGAAGCCCGGCCAAGGAATTGAGCTTCGGTTTCAACAGCCCCGATTGAAGTGGCTGGCACTTCTCCTGTGTACCAGAATTCAAATGTCGTATCAGTTGTTGCGCTGACACTCATTACCGGCACGATGTCAGCTGAGAAGATGCCCGGATTCCACTGAATGAAAGAAGGGGCTGATGGAGCGCCAATTACCAGGCTGACCTGAGTTTCAGCGCCCTTCATGCCATTCTCATTGCGACCACGGACACCCAACGAGTAAATTCCCGCATCCAGACCATAGAAGTCATAGCGGAACTGGTCTGTTTCGTACTGAGCAACAACCTTCCCGTCTGCGTTATAAACGTAAAGTTCGAACACGATCTTCTTGGTCAGCGTCGCCGTCTGCCAGGTTGCAGTGACCTGAATAGTCTCGCTATTTACGTTGATGATCCGAAGGTTTTCGATGTTCGGGACACGATATCCATTGAGGGTATCGTTAGGCGTTTCGAATACCGCGCCATCATCCACGATCGCTTGCTTGTTAGGGTCGAATAGCGTTGCTGAAATGCTGTAGACAGAGTTGTTTTCGTCTTCAGATATCCCCATCACGCGGAACAGGCGAGTAGCAACGTCACCCGTAGAAATGACGAATATTGTTCCGTCTTTAACCCAGTTCGGCGCAGTTCGCAGAGTAATAATGCGCCCTGAAACTGAGGCGATCTGATAGCGTGTGAACTTACCATTCGAGCCCATAAGCGACATCGTGTCGCCGCCACCGGCCAGAGATGAAACATCGGCATCCACTGTTATCACGGCGCCGCTGTGAGAAATGATGCGGCCGCCAAGTCTTGTTGCAGCGTAATCATTATCCATGACCTCAATGACATCGCCTGGCATGAAAGCGATAGCGTCGCGCGCCATCTTGAAGGTGACTTTCTTTGTTTCCCGCTTGCAGGTTTCAAGCAGCCATTTACCGGCGCGGAAAGCCTGCCCGCGGGAGGTGCATCCGAAGGCCTCGAGCGTCGTTTCGTTGTAGCCGTACCGGTCAATCATCTGGTCATCAGAGACGTATTCTTTGACCTGTTCCCATCCATTGTTTGGGTCAGTCCATGACACGACTACAGCGTTAAAGCGCTCTGATCGCTTCATAGAGCTGTAAGTAAACAATCCGTCCACAACGCTGGCATTGGTTACTGCTGCAACAGGGTCCTGCGGGTTGTCCAGCATGATTGAGAATCGCATGCCGTCCCACAGCGCAATGCCGCGGAACATGCCTGCAATCTTGTCGAGAATGTCGCGGGCGCTGGATTGCTCAGTGATGTAAGCATTCAGGGTGAAGCGTGGTTCTTTGCCGCCATAGCCATCATCGACAAGCTGATCGCAGAACTGAGACAGGATATAAAGGCTGCCATCATCAACATCGATGTAGCCTGCCCGGCGCGCCAGGCCATAGCGCGTATTTTTCACTAAGGCGCGAAAAAGCCAGGCGGGGTTATTGGTCCATGCGGATTTAAACCCACCAGTCCAGATGCCAGTGTATGTTCTGGCGATCGGGTCATAGTTATCTGGCACATCGACAATGAGGCCTCGCAGATGATAGGTGCGGGTAGGAGTGTCGGTGTACTGGTCTCGGTCAATCACTGCGCCTGCCACAGCCGCATAAGGATATGAAAGGCGGTCGTCAGTGATTTCAGTAAAGCTGTTCCAGATAGTGCCATTGGTAAGCAGGTCGCTTGAGCTGTCAGGAGTGACGCGACGCAGACGGATATCAAATGGCTTCTGTAGTGGGGCATCAATGATATGCGCCTCAAGGTACTCGCCTGAGATTTTTCCGCTGATGGTGACGGTCTTCTGAATATTCCATGAGCCGGACGTACCATTGCGCGTCTCAATGACCATGGTGACCGCAGTTTCGTGCTGATTACCCTTGGTATCCTGCTCAACCAGACCAGTTACGCCGATGTTCATTCGCACCCTGGTCACATCAGTATCGGTTACCGTGCGCACCAGAGGGGTGCTCTGGGTTGCGTCTGTATTGACGACCGTGGTCGCTTCAATCGCGTCAAAGCCAGTGATCGGTGACTGATTTGAAGAGCCCGGTCGCCATGCAACGCTGACGCCGTTAATCGTAACGTTACCGCCTGCATCAGTGACGGGCGTTTTATTCAGCATGAATGAGGAAAGGTGGTTCTGGTCTACCGGTCCGTAAATCGGACCTTCTGAAATGAGATCTAGGACTTTGAGATACTGCTTTGATTTGAGGTTGTCATCGATAAGTTTGGGAGTGCTTCCGCCACCGCCGCCTGAGCTCATGCTTTCACCTTAACTGATGGAAATATCCCAGTCCTGATTGTTGCTGGTATCAATACCGAGAGAGATAACGTTGCTGCCAACCACCATTTCGCCAATCAGTAGCGGAACCGGCCTGCCCTGCCCGATTCGGTTCTCAGCACTGGTGAATGAGTTGTTGGTAATGGAGTTTGTGTCCTGGTCTGCTGCACTCCGCGTCTTCATGTGTGAGGACATATAGAGCGAGTAAGCAACCGAGGCGACCGTAACGGCCACCATGATCCACACTGCAGCTACGGCGCTGATTGCCCCTTCAACAATCGGCACGAAGAGGACTGTTGCGCCGTCTTTCAGGTGCCTGTTCATGTGGAATTCGAGGTTATCCTGTGACACGTCACCGCCATCGATGCGAAGCCGCAGACGGGTTTTATAGAAATCGCGTTTGAATTCGGGGCATTGAGCAAGGAGAAGGCGCAGGCCTTGCGAGGGTGTATCGACGTTCAGAGTGATTTGGCGGAAATGTCGTCGGAGATTCCCCGCAAATCTAAAGATGAGCATAGTTCATGCCTCCATATAGAGTGCGTCAGGCTTACATAGGATTGCCGGTAGGGCTCTCGGCGGCTGAGGCGCCCGGCTAGTTCGTGATGAAGCACTGTGTTATCTCCAAGCCAGAGCATTGCGTGGCAAGGGTCCGACTCAGGGAACGCGCGCCGAATGATCACATCACCCGGCAGAATGTCGGCCGGAGTAACTTTGTAAAATCCGTTGGCAGCCATGTTCATCAGGTAGAGGTTTTCGCCCCTAACCCACCATCCATTAGTGCGCTCGAAGTCTGGCAGGTCGATGCCGCACAGGTGGTAGGCGTCCCGAAAAAGGGTGTAGCAATCCATCACGCCATGTTCGAACCGGCGGCTCAGCAAATGAGGTACCGGCCTGAACTTTCTAAGCCTGCCAGCGCTTGCCAGCCACCACTCAATCCCGGTTGATATCTGCGCCACCCTGTCGGCAGCCGAAAGAACGAGTTTTGGCTCAGGATGGGAATGAAAAACGGCGGTGATTTCTCCCGCTGCTTCCGCTCTCATCCAGTCTGTATCGCTTATGCGAAAGTTTCGCCCCGGGTCCGGGTGCTGGTTATCACAGCGCATGAACCAATCGCCATCAATAATTAGTCCACATACTTCATCACGGGATAAAGCCGCATACGCCAGGCATTCATCTTCAATCATCAGGACACCTTTGAAGAGCCGGGATAGCCACCATAGGGAAGCGGTTCAGGTTTAGGGAATCGCATCCGGCAACCGGTAAGGTGCTTTGAGCACTTATCCCGTGACATGTCCGAGGTAGGATTATCTTTCTCATCAGCAACCGGCCCACCTGAATAGCCACAGCCATCGCCGCGGTAAACCCACTGGCAGACATCAGCCAGAATGGTTCGAGCCGGTATAATGGCGTTATCGCAGTCAACCGGTGTCGCCAGGTTATAGGTCACGGTCTCGAATGTCTCTTCAACCATCTCCTCGATGACGTAACGAGATACAGCTTCCATAGTCGGATCTGCATCTGCATTTCCGTTCGGGAAGTTCACCGCGTCTAGGTGTTTTACCAATACCTGCCGACGCGTCACCACAGCACCAAGCGCATCATCGAAATCGTGGTTGATGCCAGTGATAAGGCCGGTGATGTTCGCCACCTTCATCGTCGGGCGAGAATAGGTTCCCTCTGACTTGGTTTCAAAACCTTCAACCGCGATCGGATAAGCTGAGTACTGTCGGCCCTGCCAGATGACGTCACCGTAATAGCCGTTCGTGCCTGCATGGAAGCGGATGACATCGCCGCCGAATGATTGCAGATCCACTTCGAACAGGTCGAGCATCGCGCCAACGCCGGAATCAGTGCTTTCGATGATCAGTTCTGCTGGTATATCTCTCATCTCGGCACCTGCTCAAACGTGGCGGTCAGCTCATGCTGATTGCCTGTCTTCTTCAGTGACCATGACCGGCACACATAGAGACTCTGCACGCCGGTATCCGATGGCGTCCAGTAGAACGCTTCAACAGCCATCCTTGCTTTCAGGAACGCATCGGCGGCTTTAGCCGCGTTAGGTCGTGAGCATTTGGCATCGTCGAAGCCAACGAAAGTCAGCTGGTACCGTCCCATTAACGGGTTGATACCCTTAACCTGCCGCTGCTCATAACCATCGCCCAGCTTTACTACGGCTACATCAGGCGTACGGTCGCCCGTGAAGCCCTTTTGAGGGCTCCATGTGAAAGTTTCTGGCATGGGTTATCTACCTTTACTGAGCAAACCTGAAGGCCGCTGCTGGTCTTTGATAGTGCGAAGGGCGACGGTCTGCATCATTTGCGCCATTTGCTTCTGCGTGGCTTCGTCAACGCCGCCAGTGGTTTGAATGTCGAAGTTGAAATTCATCACAAGCCCACCACCGGCACCGCCTCCACCGCTAATATCCCGGTTGCTGATTACCGATCCATTGTCGCCGGGGATCATGTACTGGCTGCCATTGCTGGCTTTGAAGATTTCAGGCTTACCGCCTTCACCTACCCGATACATGCTGCTGGCATTGACGGGCCCGCCGTGCTCACGAGCGCCGCTCATTGATATGCTTCCAATACTTGAGAGTAGAGAACCGCCAGCTGCAGCAATAGCTGCATAGTTTGCGAACTTCTGTGAAGTTGTTAGGGCTGTTGGATCAGCGAGGGCCTGAGATATAGCTAGTTGAAGGTTTAATGCTGCCTGAGCGACGGCAAAGCCTTTACTTAATGCAAACATGGCCTGATAAGCGCCGCTGCTCTTTCCAGCCGCCCCTGCGGCTAAGTTAGCCAGTCCGTCAAAGCCCTGCGAAACAGAACCGATAATGGATGAGATTGCCTGAGACTGCATATTGGCTTCGTTTTCGGCTATCTGCTGACGAGCATTGGCAGCCTGACGCTGAATAGCTGTTTTCGCATCTTCGTAGAGTTGCGCGTTCTGCACATCCAGTGCCTGATACTTGGCTAGAGCCTCAAGCTTCTGCTGCTCCTGCAGGTCAATCTGAGCCGTGGGGTTTTCTACTGCACCCGAAATTGCATCCGGCATAACCTGAGAGGCGGCAATCTCTTGATTGGCAAATTTCCGACCTTGCTCGGACTGTGCCAAATTTCTAACAGCCTTAGCGGAGTCATACGTCTTAGCGGCATATTCGCCTGCTAAACGAATCTGATCTTCTGTGGCTGCTTTACCGAGTGATTGTTGCGCTTGAAGTATTGCCTGCTCCCTTGAGAGCTCGCTCGTAGAGGACGCTGTTAACTCTGATTTTTGACGTAAAGCCTCCAATCTATCAGCAACGGATTGTTGTTCATTCGCCAACTTTTTGGCAGCACTACTTGCCGGTTTGTTAGCCTTATCTTGCGCATCGGATATCTTCTGGCTTAAGACAGCATCTGCTTTCGCATAGGTCTGTTTATCGACCAGTTTTTTTTCGTAATTGGCTTTTAACTGATTGCGTTGCGTTTGTAACTTCTCTACCTCTGACTGCCCGGCACTGATGATCGCCTGCGCTGAATTTGTTGCTGACCTTGCCGCCAGATTCTTAATGTAATCAGGGGTATCCTGCCCTGCTGATTGACCTGATGTTACAGACTGAACCTCTTTGGCAGTTTGCTTAGAAAGATTGAGAATTCTTTGTTCGCCTTTCAGTCGATCTACTGTGGCTTGGGCTAAGTCGACCGCATCTTTTACCCCTGACTTCCTTGCTAAGTTAAGGGAATTTTCAGCAACTTTAAGATTATCTGTATTCTTAATAATTTTCTGGTCGATTTGATCTATCGCTGATGCATTACCAGTAACAAGATTAATCGTTAGCGCCGCGCCATCGAGTAATTTAGCGAAGTACTTTGTTGCGCCAATTTTCTGGTCGACTTGAGCAGCTGCCATGCCCAGACTATTCACTAAAGCATTGCTAGCCTGAGCTACCGTCCTCGGCATATCTTCGAACTTTTTGTTAACATCATCAGTCTGCCTGTATATCGCCTCAAGCACCGACCCAATATCCAATTTCCCTGCAAGCATCTGCTGGCGAAGCTGGTCAAAAGGAATTCCCATCCCATCTGCAATCTGCCGGCCTAACTCCGGCATTTGCTCAATAATGGAGTTAAATTCTTCTGCCTGAACACGTCCGGAGGCCATAGACTGCATGAATTGGCGTAAGGCGTTGTTCATCTCCTCCTGAGAAGATCCGCCAATTGTCCCTATCTTTTGAAGTGTGCTGACAAGCCTTTGTACATCTCCTGATGTTGCGCCAACACTCTTCAGCGTGGCGCTCATCTGGGTAAAAAGATTCACCGTCTCTTTGAGGTCAGAACCATTGCGAGCAGAGATTGCCAGCAAAGCCCGAAAGTTTGCTTCACCCTCAGCAGCATTTTTAGAAGCCATCGCCACGCGTGTTGCAAGCAGTTCAAACTGCTGAGCGGTCTCCACAATTTTCATGGCAGCCTGGACAGTAATGTAAGCCTTTACTGCCGATGCAAGGCTAGTAAATCCACCGCCCAGGCTATCGGTTTTCTTCTCCAGTCTATCAAGGCTGCCGCCTGCCTTATCTGCTGAACCGCTCATTTTGTCTAAGCGTGAATTAACTTCTCGTTGAGCCTCAATCAGCTTTGCGACTTCTAACTCAACTTCATAGACAATATTTCCTAGCTGCTTATCTCCTGCCATCACTATCTCCAAGCATAAAAAAACCCGCACGGCGGCGGGTATCTTTTTTTATTTATCTTTAGTCGTGTCAGGTAATATCATGACCGCAGAATCTGCATACTATTGCTTCTTTTTTTATATCTTCTGCACAGTAAGGGCATTTCTTTGTTTCTGTTTGAGTGGATTCTGCCAATCGGTGGCTTGGTTCTTCCGCTGAATTAGTAAAAGACCACACCAATGCTACAATCCACCCAAGCGCAGTCCACCCCAGCACTACCGTTAAGACCCATATTGCCGTTGAATTTTTATGGCCTCTACCACTAGCGATTATCCCAGGTAAAAGATATAAAATTAACCCTAAAACAAAAACTATCATTTCTCCCATCAGCCAGCCCATCCCTCTGATTTGCGCTTAGATTCAATTAGCTCAAGTGTATCAAAATCCTTTTGCTTTCGAAGGATAATTGCGTACTGCCGGTACCCATGATGTGCGGGGAGTTCAAATGGCCATGTGTGTGTTGCTATGCCATTCTTTCTTTTGATGGCGTTCACTTCCTCCCAATTTGCTTCATGCTGTCTTTTCATAGCATCAGAAGTTAGGGGTGCTAAGGCTATTTGTTGCTTGCACAGCTCTATTGCCTTTTTCAGATTGCTACCTTCGGCTCGCAATTTGTAATGCTTCTTGATCTTGTCCTGCAAGCCGAAATGGAGCTGGACTATCTTTTCATCGCTTAGATGTCGCAGCCCATCAATCCACTCACCCTCTGTCATATCCCTATCCCCAAAGTAAAAGATGGGATAAATCCTAGCCGGGATGCGTCGCAAAGCAAAGCAAGAAACCCGCAGTTCAGCGGGTTAAGAGCGTTTGCGCGATTCAGTGATGAAGGTGACGATCTGCGAGGATAAGCTCTCGCGAACTTTTGAAGTTGTCTGGTCCCTGATTTTCGAAATGGCTTCTTTTTGTTGAGCACTTAAACCAGACCACTGCGCTTTATCTGGACCAATTGAATCATGGTACTCAGAGAGTTCAGCGGTACATTTTTCAAAAGCTTCATCCGCGATGCTGCTTGCTGACTTGGTGGTTTTGAGTTGGCTTTCTGCATATGTGGTAACGCAGCGGCTGAGATTGTCAGCGGCACCTTCTAAGTTAGCGTGTGCCACAAAGCACGCCATTAAGCCAACAGCGGCTATAACTAATTTCACATCTCTATTCCCATTGGTATCAGTGGGATAAATCCTAGCATGGCTTGGATGCAATGTGGTGCAAAACCATAAGCACTGATCATCTATCAGGATTGGCGAAAGCTGAAACAAAAAACCCACCGAATGGTGGGTTTACGATGCTTCATCTTCATTGGCTGGGCCAATAAGCCATTTGTCATCGAAAAGAAATTGATGCTCTTGAATAGGCATAGGTTTCTGCTTCAGCTTTTGAAAAAGCGTATATGTAAGACTTATAACGCCTTCCATGTATTCTGTCTGATCACATTTCCCATGCGCGCCATCATCTAAGAAGGTAGTAATGATAGCATCACGATTTTCAGTCACTGAGTATATCAAATAGGAGTTGCTCGCAGGCTTGACTTTTGATGTTCCTAAAGACCAGAGATCCCAAGCCTCCTTAGTAGACGTCCATCCAAATCCTACAGAATAGCTATCTTGCCGTACATGAGACTTTCTAATACCAAGACTTCTGATTTCTTGCGGTTTGGCAAAATGGGAGTCTTGGCCAAAATCCGGATGAAATCCTGTAGCCCAGTAGATCTTGAAAACTTCTTTGAGATCGAATAATGACTGATCGCCATTTGATTGCCTTAACCTCATCTCCTCTGCATATTGAGGAGATAAGTAGACCTTTCCATTGAAGACTAACTTGTTAATCCCCAAATCTAGGCTAGCTCCAAGTCGCCATCACAGGATGAGTGGTTAATCACTCGTTGTGCCATTGAGCGAGAGATATCCTGTGACTTCTCTAAAGTAAAATCATTTACTCTGGGTACTGAAGTACGCATACTTTTCGCCCACAGATCCATCTCAGCCAAAACTCTATGCTGTTCGGGTTTTACTATGGTGAATGAAGTCATACTTTCTCCATGAGTTTACGCTTGACGATAACGTCAGTTTAAGCCCTTACTCTTTTTTGAGCAATTGGATTTTATAAGCAATAAATTACATGTGATTACCAAGGGCTAACCAGAGTGTAATCTCGACCCCTTCCTTGCCTTCCTCGCTAGGTAGTCATTAGCCACATTATCATACTCTTCTTTCGTAAAGCCCTTCTGCTGCGGATACTTATCCGCCAGCATCATCTGGAACTCTGTCATCGTTAGCTGCTCAGCCTCCTCCCTGCTCATGCCAAGATGGGTGCGGGCCGCGCTGATGTACTCAAATGCATTGAACTCAGATGAAGTACCGCTTCCCTCATGGCGCTGCAGTTTTCTGACCTTAGCCTTGCCGATGATGCCATGCTGGATGAGGGATTGAGCAATCAGCACCATGTCACTAATAGGCATGGCACCGGGGCGATACATGAATGCGCGACGCCCAGTCTTACTTGGTACAAGCTCGCCGGTTAGCGAAGTCACATCCCGATCACAACAGGCGTCCAGCACAATCATTGCGGCTGATATCGCAGCTTTTGAGCATGCTGAAGACAGCAGCCACTTGAGCGCAAAGGCTGGCACAATATCGCTACCGCTGTATGCGGCATAGAACCGCCGTTGGTGCTCAGGGATGGCCTGATAGTTATCAGCCAGTGCCTTTAACCTCGGAGTAGCTTCATCGTTGTGAAGCGCATAAAACGCCTCTACGATTTCTTCCGGCGTTCCGATGCGCGACATCGCCGTGAAAGATGGTCGAAAGAAATACTCCTCTGCACCATAGCTAATCAGGCACTCGCCTATTTCCTTCCAGGGCGTCATTAAACCTCCATAATCATTATCAAGGGCTGGAGACAGCCCTTTGGAATGGTTACGAAGCAGTAACCGTTACAGCTGTGGTGCCGGTGAAGTCACCATCGTTCGACTTGAAGGTGATCGTCGCGGTACCGGCGGCAACACCAGTAACCAAGCCGGTGCTGCTGACGGTTGCTTTCGTTGCATCTGATGTTGTCCATGTGCCGGACTTGTCAGTTGCATCTGCTGGCAACACGGTGCCGGTCAGCTGGCGAGTTGCACCAACTACGACTGAGGTAGTGGCCGGGGCCACTGTAACTCCGGTAGCCGGTACAGGCTCATCAGTGTCTATAACCTGAATCGTGCTGGCGTCACCAACTTTGAACTCAGTAGTGAATGTCACAATGTCATTCGTGCCACCGTCAGAGCTAAGGGCGGTGATGACCATGTAGCCCTGAAAGGTCACTTCGCCGTATTCCATGCGTACCCAAAGACCAGGCTGACGTCGTGCTTTCAGCTCGGCTGCGAAATACTTAATGAAGCGGCCGACGCCGTACTGATCCAGCTTTCCTTTCTTACGCACTTCACCCTCAAAGCTGATGGTGAAATCGGAGTTTGTGATAATGCTTTCGACATAACCGCCGCCGTCATCCGCATCGCTGGTTACCGTATTCGGGCTGAAGTCAAAGCCCTTTGATGTGCCTGCGGCCAGCGCTTTCCACTCCGACTCCTGCGGCACCTGATCGGGGCAGCCGTCAGCCACTTCGAGCACAACGGCGCCACCGAACAAACGTTCGTTGCTGTTCTGGCAATCTGCCATGGGTAATTCCTCTTTGACGTTTATCTAGCTGCCGAAAGTGGCAACAAACTGGAGCCGATAGACCAGGCGGCCTTCGGCTGTTGGAACTGGCGAAGGGATGCCGCCGAGGTTCTGGAGATAACCGACACAGGCGTCAGTCATAGGGTTTTGCTGGACGTAATCAATGATGGCCTGTACTCGCTCATCTACCGCGCCGTTTCCGCCTTTGGCACCGATTACATCGAGCAGCACGTAATATTCACCACCAAGCTGATTACGTATGGCTGAGCCGCCATTGGGCCTGAAAACCATGAAGCGATCGGACAGACTGCCGGTGTCATTCCACATCAGTAGTTGCACCTGAAAGCCGTCGGTGAGTCCTGCATCGCTAAGGTAGTTCTTTACCCTGGTATGCATTGGAGGGTTCAAAGTGCCATCTCCTTAGCAATGACCGCTGTGATTGCGTCACGCTCATCTTCAAATCCTTTGGTCAGGAACTCTTTCTGAGCCGATGCCCGGCGGAATGTCTGAGGAACATTCGGATCGTGAACATAAACCGCATAATTCGCTGTGTAGCCAACCCGGCCTACTACGCGCGTCCCGTTAATGCTCACCTCCCGGAACTGGCTGTTGATGAGCGTGGATGTGTCTATAGGCGTATACAATGCAGCGCGGGAAGAACCGATGATTAATGCGCTCTGAATGGCCCTTACAGCCTTCCTGCCCTGGATGTCGCCAATCAGTGCGTTGAGATTCTGCTGAGCCTGTCGGATGCCGCGGACTTTTACTCCCATAGCTATGCTCCTGTGATGATGGCCCAGTCATCGAAAAGACGGTCGAAGGTATCCTCGAAGCGAACCGATTGCATGATTTCATCAGCGCCTGCGGTAAGAGGATCGGCCTCGTCAGTAATTCCAATCATGATGTAGTCACCGACATCAGCCTCAGCAAACTCACTCCAGAAAGTGGTTTTCACCACGCGCTCAGCACCGAGATTACCTAAGCGCTTGCTAAGCCCGCCCTGATAACCGCAGTCAATAACAACTGGAGCGTCGTATCCGAGAGGGTCCCCATACTCATTAGTTCCCTCAAGCCGCTTCCAGAACGTTGCCTTGCCGGTATAAGACCACCGAGCCACCTCTGACATGTCACTCCCTCCAGTTGATTACAGTGGGCTTTTCAGCAGCGATGCGAGGGCAGTTAATCCGCCACTCTCCGGCTGCATTGACGTAAGCAGTCGTCTCCTTCCCGCTATCCGTTTTCACCCATACGCGGATAAATGGCTTAGGAAGGCGCTGATTAGCGCATACCGTAGCCATCAGCAGCCACCTACGACGTCGAAGAAGCCCACGCTGGTACCAACATCAATCGGTAACACTTCAGTGCATCCAGACGTATCCAGCGCGGCGAGAGTGTTGCGCATAGTCTTCACATCACCGCTGTAATCGAATGACCGGGACGCCCCTGAAGGCGCTGACTGTGATTTGATGCGCTGGCTGTATGCGGTGATAGCCATCAACGTCACGGCGTACACCTGAATCAGCATCAGATCGCATTCATCGTAGCCAGCCGCCTCCAGGCACATGCTGATACTGCCTAACTTGCACAGGTAGGCATCAATCATGAAGTCCGGGACGGAGTAGCCCAGCGCAGATAACTGCTGTTTAACCTGCGCCGCCGTTATCTGCACTGCCATGGTTACTTATCCTTTTTGGTTGCGGCTGTCAGCGATGCTTCAGCTTTATCTGCACGGTCATTTGCGGCAGCAAGCTCAGTAGCATGAGCTGTTTTCAGCTGCTCCAGCGCGTCGGCATACTCTTTGTCTTTTGCTTCGGCTGCATCATGAGCTGTTTTAAGCTGCTCCAGCGCGTCATTCAGCTTCGATTGCAACACAGACGTGTCAGTGCTAGCAGGTGCAGATGGAGTTGCCACTTCGAAGGTCAACTTCTCGCCTTTCTTCTCGTTGGTTTTCTCCGCCTTACCCTGTGCGAGCCACTTTTCAGCGACCGAATCCTCTACGTCATAAACCTGACCGGCCTCCAGTTTCTGGAAGCCGGCACCGGCAAAGAGGTTTGAAACCAATACCTTTACGAGTGCCATGTTTTTTCCTTAGCTCGAAGCGTGAATGACGGAGTACTTGTTGTTGATGTCTTGCTTAACCATCAGGCCCATCGCACCCCATGTGCGCCAGATGTAATCGCTGTTGTAATGCGGGCGCGGGTCGGCGACGGTGCCGATAGCCTGTCCGACGATTGGAGCAATGACACCTGCAGTCAGTGGCACAATCAGGATTTCATTACCTGACAGCTGCGCATCTTCTTTGATGGCCGCGATACCAGACAGCTTCAGGAGCTCTTCCATTACGGTACGGGTTGCGTTCACATCGAAGTAACGCTCAAGGTTTGACGTGATCTCTGCCGACACGTACCACGTCTGCGGGGCGTACTGGCTGTTGGTCACGCGAACCACATCACGCAGGGCGATCGCATTGGTGCGCAGCGCTACCGGATCGGTGCTGGTTGCGAAGTTAAAGGTCAGAGTTACCTGAGCAACGCGCTCGTCTGCCTTCAGGCCTTTCCAGGTTAGACCGTCAAACTTAACGTAATTGCCTTCTGGATCGCGGAAGCCGTTGAACATGTAGTCAACGAATTGACGCTGCACGTCTTCAACAGAGCCGCTTTGCGCATCAGCCTGAGACTGCAGTGCTGATGGACTGTTGAAGATTGGGTCACGCCAGGTGAACTTGAATCCTGAGTCATGCACCGGAACCATGGTGCCGTCAAAGGTGTAGCTCTTCGCATCCAGCGCCGCGCCAATCTGACCGGACATAGATGTGTGCGCCCAGCCACGGCCACCGGTACGTGCGTAATCGTAGCGAGACTGTTCAATGCGCACTGAGCGAGACAGCGGCATCAGGTCATTCAGCAGGGTGAACTGAGTGGTTGGCTCGAACTGAGCCAGAACGGTGGTATCGAAAGCGCGATACAGGCGGCGGATATCGTCAACAGCATTGACGGCATCCAGACGGCCAGCATCTTCACGAATGCCACGCACGCGACCGAGGAAATCGGCAGCAGCCTGAGCACCCGCATTACGCGCCATTTGCAGTTCGGCAAACTGAGACTGGTTAACCTCGAGGTTTCCAGTGCGTTCACCCAGGGAACGGGAAAATACAAACATTCAGGTGCTCCTTACTTGATCACAACGCGCAGCAGGTCACCTGCAGCGGCGGTATAGGCTTTGTCTTCTTCGACATAGCAACGAATTGACTCATCACCGGCTTGCGCCTTGACCTGACCATTCACGATCGACAGAGGCTGCCCTTTTTTATAGGTGCCGGCAGCGGCGCGCACGTTCAGGAACATGCCCTGCAGTGGCTGAATGCCAACGACCAGCTCACCGACCGGAATGCTGTCATCAACAGTCAGGCAGCGAAGATAGTCGTAGTTAGCGACATACAGAATGGCCTGCTCATTACCAGCTACAGAGGCAGTAAACTTGCCCGCATCAAAGAAGCCGATAGTGCCCGGTTTAGTTGCCGCCGCCGCCGCACCTTCACGGTTGAGCAGAGGGTTAGGGAATACGCCACCGGCGTGAATTACATGCTTTCCATCTTTAGCCATCATTTACTCCGGCATTTCGCTTAGGGATTTATCTGAGTTGACCTGACGGAAAGAACCGTTGAGGCCGGTAGTGGTCTGGCACTGTGCATACAGGCCATCTAGCGCTGCGCCATCGAGAGCATTGACGGCCATATCGTCTAAACCAAACTTCGCTTTCACGGCATTGCGCTTTTCGCCCTTTTCTTTGTCGGCATTAACCGCCAGGCCGCTTTCAATGGTGGTCAGTTTGTCGGCAAACGGCTTGAACCAAGCCGGGGCATGCTCGCTGTTAGTTGCAGTCTCTTTGGCTTTCTTATCCGCCTCTTCTTTCTCTTTCTTGGCCTTTTCATCGGCTTCAGATTTCGCTTTAGCGTCATCAGTTGCCATCTGGTTGTAAGCGTCCATCAGCTCAGCATCGGACTTACCTTCAACGTCGATGCCTTTTGCTTTCAGCGCATTGGTGATGAGTTCTTTCATCGGGTTTGCTTCCTCTATGACGGAATTGCTGTTGGCGCTGAAAAACGCCTTTAGCTGGTTGAAAAGTGTTTTAAGGGTGGGGTCTTGCGGTAAATCAGGATCGGGCGTCTCGGCTTCAGCCAGATTCACCACTTCCAGCTCCTGCTCGGAGCCATCGGAGTTGACGAAGATGCCCACGCCCTCCTCTGGTGTGCCGGCGCCCGGTTCATCGAGCAGGTTGGCCACGTGGTCAAACATCATGTTGGTGACGATTTCGCGGTACTTCTTGCCCTTCGACTCGCCATTAGCGGCGATGCCGGAGTAAAGAAGCCCTGTTGAAATGTGGATTGGCTCAACATTTTTACGCGCTGCCATGTCATCAAGACGGTTGACAAGCCGCTGGCCTTTCTCGGTTGATTCGGCATAGCGGCGGTCAACATACATGTCGCCAGAGACTTTGCCGTCCTTATGCTCAACATCCTGCAGCCATGCACCTACGTGATATTCATTTACCGCCTGAACGTCGCGGGCTGATACGTGCTTACCATCAACTTTTGGATGCCCTAACGGCATTGGTGTGCGCTCAAGGGTTTTATAGCCCTTTGCGATTTCTGCTGCCGTATACAACTTGCCGTTCATCACGATGTCGTCAACGATAGGCGTGACGCCTCGGACCACAATGTGTGGCCTGCCGTTGATGATTTCGGTGGTGATGTTTGATGCAGAGTTGACGACGGACAGCACGTTAACGCGATTGCGTTTCATGCTGCTTCCTCATGGGTAATTTGCAGGCAATAAAAAAGGCCGCCTAGGCGACCTTATTTTTTCATGCTGGCAACTAATCAGCGGATTTAATTACAACCCAAGTATCTAATTCGGGCACATAAACCTGAATTGGCACACATATTGCTACTTTGGCTTCAAAGTCCATACTCTTGATAGCAAACCCATCTGGGGCATGAAATTCTTTCTTTTCTGCAAATGAATAAGCAACTTCTGCGCCATAACGAGCCCCTTCAGGAAGCTTTGGTAGTTTATTTTCAATCACAACTTACTCCTTGTTATATCGGAAATTAGGAGTACCCATATTGCACTCTCTCCTTTTATTTGCAAGTTGGTCAAGTTGACTTCTGCCAATCTTTTCTTTCATCGGACAGCCTATCACTCAGCCCCACATTAATAATCTCTCCCTTATCATTCAGGATGGCCGGTATCTGAGAGCAGTAGCAATGGTGCTTATTGCCGTTGATGCTGTACCACTCTCTAACCTCTTCTACAGCCCTGACCTTGCCATGCCAAAATGCGTGAGTTTTTCGAGTAGTTGGCTTTAGTGCTGAAAGATGCAGCAGGCCAGTGTTTAGGCCTAGTCTTTCCTTTGCCCATGTGGTCTGACTCCACTGCGCTTCTCTTAAAGCACCTACCTGTTCAGTCTGCGCGATATTCTTCGCATCTGACATCGAGACGTCGAGCCGTTTGCTGATGATTTTGGCTGTTTCCTTGGGATTAACACCGCGCCCAATAGCTTCTGAGATTACGTTGGCGAGGTCGGCGCGATTCTTGTCGCTTACACCTACCCAATCGCTGTACGTACTCACATATGCTGCGGCTATTTGGTTCTGGTAGGCCGATGATGACAGCAAGGCGCTTAACGTGGTCTGTGATGCGTAAACAGGTGATTGCACAGAGAGATTGGTGAATGCGTTGAGTGTGCCACGTTGGTACTCGTCCGATACGTATGCGAAAGCCCACAGGTTTTGAGAGCCACCTTCTAGAAGATAGTCATCAAGAATAACTTGTACCCGCTCTAACAGGTCGGCAAGTTGCGCCGCCGTCATGTCGTAGATGTAGGTGCCTGCGTTAACCTGATGCAGCGTTGCGGGTCCATCTTCGTTATTGCAGAGGATGAAACCGCGCTCACTATTAGCCTCACGTACCCGCCCGGTTAGTCTCTGGTCGAATAGCAGCTTAAGGTTGCGCTTGATGTCCAGATAGCGCGACTCGATGTCACGGTACATGCGGCCAACCTGGCGGGCAGATTGCGTGGGGTCAGTTTTATTGTGCGGTACGATTGGTGTCCCGATTCGGGTTGGCGCTGTCGTCGTCATCTGTCAGCGGGTCCTTATCGGTTAATTTTTTGTTTGGGTCAGGCGTGACTGGCGCTTTGCGTGGCTCAAGTTCGCCAACTGACCGCACCTCATTTTCGTCAACGGCCGGGGTGCCGAATGCCTGCTGAGTGTCTTTGGCTACTGCGGCCATCGCCTGCATGTTGGCGATCTTCTCTTTCTCACTTGGTGCGAGCAGGTCAGACCATGCCAGAGATACTTCACCTGATGCCGGAGAATCAATAACACCTAGATTCCAGAACCGCTCCAACAGCATTTGAACTACTGCCGTCTGGAACCCCCAGCGGCGACCGTTGCAGCGCTTAGCCCAGTCAGCTTTATCCTCATCAGATGCCAGGCGTCCGGTTTGCTGTCCAAAGAGAATGGTGAACGGGCATTGAATTGATGAGGAGAACTCATTCGCCGTGACCGTCCAGCTTGGTGCAGGGTCGGCAGCGGCAACTGACAGCACTGATGTGGTGCCTGACTGTGTGACTAGAGCCGAATCAGTACCGCGATTTAGCTTCATCATCTTGTCGTTCATTGCTTCGCCGAGGTTTTGGTAACCGGCTTCTTTCGCCATCTGGACGATCGCTGCCATATCTGTCTGAGCATCAAAGCTGATACCCAGTTGGCGGCTGGCGTTCTTCAGAAAACCTTCTGCGCTACCGCCGGAGATCTTTTCGAGGTCCAGTAGCTTGTTATAGCCAGCACGCAAGAATGGCACGCCGGAAAGCATGTTTTCATCTTCCGAACCTTCGCACAGGATGATGATGCGGTCAGGATGGACGGTAACGCTGCGCACTGGCCCGTAAGTACCATCATCGCCAACTGGCTGCTCGTTGAACTGATAATTCACCGGCTCGCCGTAGGTTTCCGACATAGTGTCCGTGTCGAAGTTGCCCGGCTTAATCTGTGATTCCCACGCAGGGATGAGTTTGACGATCGCCTTATCGCGCAACCGGGAAACAACGGCGGTGTCCACTGGCTCTTTCCATTCGCGCCCATCTTTAAACT